CCTGTTGCCGTACCACTCCATGAGTGGAGAAGACAACCTTATTCAGACTTACTCTTCCGTGCAAAGCAGAGGAGTTACTTCCCTTGCCAGCAAGATCCTAAGTGTTTTGATTCCACTTAATGACACTCCTTTCTTTTCCTTTGGTCTTAAGAATGGACGGGAACCAACCAATGAAATCAAAGAATACTTGGAAAATCTGTCATTCCAGGTGTATCGAAAGTTGATGTCAAACAACCTAAGAGAAACCGCTTATTTGGCGATGCAACATGCAATTGTAGTTGGCGATGTTCTTATTGTAATGGAGAATGATTTTTCATTCAGGTTGATCAGACTTGATCAGTTTGTTGTTCGCAGGGATGTAAATGGTTCCATAAAAGAATTCATATATCTTGAGTTTATTTCCCCAAGTAATGAAGAAGATGCAAGTGCCTACGAGTTCATGTCGGGTGAGACAAACCAGCACGGGTACAAAACCGTGTACATCAGAGTCTATCAAACTAGTTCTGGACAATGGGCTGTTGAAAAAGAGGTTGACGACAACATAATAGAGGTCGGCTACTATGATGTCTTGCCATATGTTATAATCAGGTGGGCCAGTGTGGCTGGTGAAGACTATGGTAGATCCCATGTAGAGGATATCTATGCCGATATCAGAACCCTGGAAGCGTATACCAGAGCGGCAACACAAGGTATGGCGGCTGGTTCTACTTTCTTTATGGGTGTCAATCCAAGCGGCGTGACCGAAATAGACGACCTTGCTGGTGCTCAGAACGGCACCTGGGTTGCAGCCAGAAAAGAAGACGTCTTTACCATATCCCCCTCGGATACCATCAATCCCCAGGTTCAGATATCAACAGCCGCCGTTGGTGAAATGAGAAAGGAAGTTGGTCAGGGTTTCTTGCTCCAAACCGCAGCAATGCCCACAGGAGATCGTGTAACAGCCACAGCCATCAGAGCCGTTGGCAACGAGCTTGAGACCGTGCTTGGAGGCACCTTTTCTGCCATTGCCAGGGACTTTATGGTTCCGATCATTAAGAGAACAGTATACCTGATGCTGGAAAACGGTGAAATTGATCAAAAACTAAGTCAGCAGTTTGATGAAAAAGACGGTATTTTAAACATTGAGATCCTTACTGGTCTTCAGTCTCTTAGCAGGGAATCGGACATTACCAAGCTTCTTCAAATGGGCGAAATGGTTCGTAATCTACCGCCAGAAGCAGCCGCTTCCTTCAAGTGGGAAGAATACGCCAGATCCTTAATTACTTCCCTTGGTTTTGATCCACAAAACTGGGTTCGTAGTCGGGAAGAAATCGCAGCAGAGCAACAAGCTTTGGCCGCACAGCAACAGAAGATGGAAATGCAGAAAATCTTTGCTCAGAATGCAGCTGGTGCAATGGGTGCTGCTGCTCAGCAAGACATTATGGCAACGGGTGGACAGAATATCCCACCTGAAATGGCTGAACAAGCAATGCAGATGCTGCAAGGAGGAATGAGTGGCCAGTAAAAAGAACATGCCTTGTAATAAACCAAGACCCTCCACATCTCCAGGTAAGAAGAAAATGGTTAAAGCCTGTGCCAACGGTCAGGAAAAAATCATTCATTTCGGCGCTAAGGGATATGGCCATAACTATAGTCCAGAAGCTAGAAAGAGTTTTAGAGCTAGACACAACTGCTCTGGTGCGACAAACAAGTTATCTGCTAGATATTGGGCTTGTAAAAACTTGTGGGCTGGTCCAGGTGGTTCTAAGCAATCATGCCCTAAAGGCAGGAAATGCAAGGGATGAAAAATCAAAAACAATCGGCAATTAGCAGACGATTGTCAAAAACCAGTTCATCGTCTGTTTTTCAAAACCTCGAAACAAGAATTGAAAGCATTGAAAATACTGTTCTAGAGACAGTTAATCAGGTATCGCAAACAACCAATACTCTTGCTTCAGTCAAAGAAGCAACGGAATCAACCCAGTCTTTACTGTCTAACCAACTAAACTCAAGCAATTCTGGGTCTGTTGTTGCCGAGATAGAAGAACTGAAGCAAAGTCTTGACGATGTAGGAAGTGGTGGTATCGACCCAACAGACCCATCACAGCCAATTCTTATTTTTGATAACTTTGTATCCCAGAGTAATGGAAATCCGTCTGGAAGTCTTCTCTATTTTCCTACCCACCCAGAAGGGGTTTTGACTGGCTCACAGTTGTTAAATCCAAATGGTCCTGTAATTCTTGAAGCACCATCAGAAACAGACCATGTGGGTGTTGTTAGATGCTATACCGACGTAAATGGATATCTGAGTATAAACAATGGTAACACTCTTGATTCTGTAAACTGGGAAAACTTTAATAGAGCTTACTTTATAATTAAACCACTGTCTACAGACTCTGACTATACAATTCAACTTGGATTATTCGATGATATAGACGCACCGACAAAAGGTGTTTACGTCACTGGTACTAGGGGTGGTGATTGGGAATTTGAAACCAAGGATACAGGAACAACAACTGAAACAGCAACTGGTTTTGCCAACGATTGGATAAAGATCAGAATAGAAAAACTGAGTGCAACCAGTGCTGTGTTTCAAATCAACAACGATACCGAAGTCATAATAACCACCGATGTCCCCTCTGGGTATTTTACGTTTGGTATTAGATGCGTTATTGATACCGATCCTTTTGAGTTTCTTATTGATTTTTTTAGTTTAAAGCTTGGTGAAACAACACCAGTTGTTCCAAGTGGCACTACAATAGAAGGCACGGCAAACGAAGTCGAGGTGACTACAACTGGTAGCACGGTTACAATCGGACTCCCACCAAGTATAACTGTAGACGAAGTAAAGACTGACGAGGTTTCGTTCGACACAACGATCACAGCTCCTACCCTTCTTCCTGGTCAGATGTCATGGGATACCGAGCACGATACCGTTATCCTACAGGGAAGTTCAACCGTGCATATTCCTTTAGGCCACGGCCTTTACCAGCATGTACACAACAACTCTGGTGGTTCGATTTCCAAGGGAGAAGTTGTCTATATCTCTGGATCCCAGGGAACAGACAGACTACGCATAGCCAAGTCACTTGCAACATCGGAAGCAACATCAGCTCCTACTGTTGGATTAGCCGCAGAGACAATCGCAAACGGTTCGGATGGGTATGTTATAACCTATGGTTTGCTTACTGGTTTGAACACTAATACCTACACGGCAGGGCAACCATTGTTTCTGTCGGACACAACCCCTGGTGGTTGGAGAACAACCTTCCCAACCGCACCAAACCACGGAACATTTATTGGTTGGGTTGTCAAGTCCGCTGGTAGTGGTGCTGGTTCTGTCTTTGTAAAGATAAACAACTACAACGAGATTTCTGAATTATCAGATGTTTTGATTTCATCTCCATCCAATGACCAAGCTCTTGTTTACGAATCTTCGTCTGGAGTATGGAAAAATAAAACAATAGCTGGTGGTGGTGTTGATGAAGATTTTGTAATAGCCATGGCTATCGCCTTAGGATAACGCATGAAAGCACTATTAGGAATTGATTTCAATGGGTCTTATACCTTTGATCCAGCAAACAATAAGGTAATTTTTAAAAACCTAGATGATGCTATTTCACTTAGCAACATTCTGGTAATTACAAATGTCACGGCAAACACCGTGATCTATAATTTTGCATCATCCACAAAAGGTGCGGTTTCGTTTAATGGAACGGAACTGGTGCTGGACTACAATACATCCAGCATGAATGCTAATGATCAACTTCAGATCTATCTTGATGTCAAGCATGAAGGAAACTCGCTGCTGAGAAGAATCCTAGCTGCGCTACTAGCCCCTCTTGGGTATGATAAGTTGATTCAGCGGTTTAGAAATACCGCAATATTAGAGTCTGGAACATTGACTACCTGTAGCACAGTTACCACAGCTTCAAACTTGGTAAACCTAAACGGTTTACCAGCTGATCGTATCGTTTTAAATCAGAACTTAGCAGCTTGGGCTGCAATACATAGAGCAAGGATAACCTGATGGCCAATATATTTAAGAAAGTAATCGACAGAATGATGTGGGTATCGGTTCCTCCCCTGCCCACAGCACACTCCACAGCCGTAGCTATGTGTTCCGATTTAAGATCGGATATCTCAAGAAACCCGTTTGTCTATCAATTGGCAAGCAACAGCGTTCTCAACAGATACAACATCGTGACAAAGGGATCAAACTTTGTGCAGTCTCCAGCTTTGACTGGTACATTCGGTGCTGGTGCTGCGATGGCGTTTGTTCCGTCCTTTGGTGCTGTAGGAACAATTGCCGCTGGCGCTACGACTACCTCTGTAGTTCTTAGTACCGCGCTTGCAACAGCTGTCGGTGTAAACATGTTGGCAAACCGTGGTGGTTCTGGTGATCGTGGTTTCAAGCTACGAATCATCGACACAGTTGCTGGCAAGACAGCTGAACGCTACATCGTTGCAAACACTGGTGGAACAACCCCGACTATTACCGTCGAGTCATCTTTTGGTTTTACTCCAGCAACTGGTGCTCGCTATGAGCTTGTAGCTGGTCGTGTGTTCATGCTCGGTGCTGGTACTACGGCAGCAAACATCTGGAGATCGCTAGAGGTATCAACGAATACCCTGTCTAGCGGTCTTTCAACAACTGGTCTTCCAGCAACCATAAGCACCGATTCTCATATCCTTGTGCTAGATGAGCAGTATACACCGTACGATTGTAATCCTGGCGATGGATTCATCAAGGGTGCGTACAACTATGACACAGGTGTTGTACAGAGATTCGCTCTTACCGCAACCGCGTCCGCTGCTGGTACCTTGACAGGTCAAGCATCGGCTGGTGATGCAGTGGTTGCTGCAAACGAGTTTAGAAACTTCCAGATCAGAATCGTAGAAGATACCGTTACACCAACCGCCGTAGGTCAGCGGAGAATTATTTCCTTGCATACTGCTGGTCCATCGCCCGTGTATACACTAGGTGGTGGTAACTGGACAGTTACTCCGTCTTCCAGCGCGAAGTTCGTTATTGAGTATCCAAATCTCATTGTGGTTCGTAGCACGGCTAACACAACCACCTATACTTACAACTATATGGATGCCACGATTAACAATGGCACCAACAGTATTGCCACAAACGCATGGTCAACCACATATTTTGGCGCTGGCTCTGCAAACAACGCAGCTGGTGGTTTTTGGGTTCCATCTTTTGGAATCAGACCAGACACACCAAGAAATTCTCGTAACTCGTTCTGTTATTACTTCCGTGGGGGTAACACAGCTACCGTCGATCTATTTGATATTGCTGGTGGTACCACTGGTTCGTGGACAGCCAACATCGTAATCGACGGTGCCGTAGCAATGAACACTGGTTCATGCGCTGCATATGCTCCTTTCGGTCAGGAAGGTAGAATGGGATACATCAATTCCTATGTTGCATCTGGTATTAGCCAGATCTTTAGATTTGATGTTAAGAACAGGGTTCTTAGTCCATACACCCCAACAGATGATTTACAGGCTGGTACTGCTGCGGTTG